ACGTCCTAGGAGTTCCAAGGCCTTGAGGCGGGAACCCTCTTGCTTTCCGGCTTTGCTAAGAGCAACCAGACTCCGCATGACATACCTGCGTGTCGCCTGTAGATCGTCCGACAGTGCTTCCGTTGTTTCGCTCCACCCTTCCTCTACTAGCTTTGCTACCCTTGGATCCTTTGCTAGCTTGTGTGCCGCTACGCTAACGGTTTGGTCTGAGGATTTACAGTCCGGGTAAGCTTCCCTGTACGCTTGTCTCTTACTCTTTCCCTCTATAAGTCCCTGAGCGAATAGGTATTGGTTTTTATTTAGCGGGGCTTTTGGTTTGGTCCCTATCCCTACTACTTGACCATCGTTCCTTTGTCTTGGTGGATTTGCTGCGGCTGCTAGTTGTTCGGCCTCTCCGGTTTCTAAACCCAGCGCCTTTAGACGTTCCTCTATTAGGTTTTCGTCTGCCTCGCCTTCGGCGTCATCCCCGGCCGCTTCCAATAGCTGAACATAATCGGTCTTAGCTTTCCCATTGGTCATATTGTTTACCTATCAACAAGCTCGGTTTAATAGATTGTTCGCACTTATACCTTATCCACAGCCTTTCCACAAGCGCCTGTTAGCAAGTTGTGGACAACTACATTCTGTTAACAACCTGTGGATAACTCTGTGGATAACCCCAAAACACTGTATAAACCGACAGCCTCTAAAACCGCTTTAAACGCGTTTTGAGGCGTTTTTTCCTCGGTTGGTATCTACCCCTTACCCGCCTTGCGATCGTCGATCCTAGAAGGTTTTCACTTTTTCGGAACGCTCATGGCATAGCCCTTGCTACGCGCGGGCGCGCATATAGTTCTATATGTCATAAACACCCCTTGCACTAGCGTTTATCTGCGCACTTGCGCTATCGCCTAAACCGTGATGTAATTCTTTTGCGCGCTGCGCGGTGCGGCGCATTAGGAGGGAATCATGGAAGGCTTGATCGCTTGGAATACGGGACGCGCCTACACGGCGAAGGGGCAACGGATCGCGGCTGTACGGGTTGATCCGCAGTCTGTCGCCATGATCGATATCGACCGGAATATCAGTTATCTGTTAGCGCTCCCGGAAATATTTGACGGGGAGTATTTGCACCCCGCTGATGTTTTGGAAGCTTACGACAAAGGCAAGATTCTCGAACATTCGATTTATCACCTGCCGGTTTACGAATCGCTTCATCGCGCGGCACATAGTCTCAAGGGGGAATAAATGAACAAGACACTTGAAAGGCTTTTGCTTTCGCGCCCGTGGATTGCACACATTGACGATGAACGGGGAGACGGTAACGGAATCATCGTAACGCTCGCAAAAGCGTACGTGTTTGACGATGAACGCGATTGTGGAGTGCGGGGATTCGATACTGTCTCGGACGTAAAAGCCGCAACCGCTAAATCATGCGTTTATTTGAGGGGGGAATGAAATGCAATTCCACAAAACCATCAACCTTTACAACTTCCCCCGGGAACTCGTGAAGCACTTGCAACCCGGGCAATGGGTTGCCGCCGGTGATAACGGTCCCCTTGGGCGGTTTTACGGTGTTAAACGGTCCGGGGTTGTCGTTGTCGCTTGGAAGGATAACGCCGTGCGATCCGGTGATTACTTTGATTATTGCAAAACCCTTCACACATTCTCGAAAGGCTGAACCATGCTCACTACACCCGAACAGATTGAACGCTTCCGGCTTGTCACTCTACGCGCTGCCGTGCGGCTTGAATCCGTAGGAATGAAGAAAAGGGGCAAGTCTGCCACTGCTATCTCCCGGGAGTTGCTCGGACTGCCGCGCTCCGCGCCTTTCCCCGCTGTCATCGCTGGCTTAACTAAACTCATCGAGGAAACCCATGCTTAAGCATCTCATCCGGCTTGTCACTCATCCCTTACAGGTGACGATTACTGAATCGGGACCGAACCCCCGGGTGTATCACCATTCCGCTATCGACCTGCGGGATGCTCTGGAGTGGATTGCCTGCTACCCGCGCGGCACTGTCGGTTTTGTGCATTCTCGCTTCGGCAGATTCATTGCTAAACGCGTCGCCTAATTAAAAACAATCAACTGAAGGAAGAATCATGGATAAGGCTAATTGGTCCGGTTTGCTTGACGATGTTTTGAAAACCCCGGGGATTATCTCCGAGGCATATTCAGCGTTTCACACTTATTCAGTGGGGAATCAACTGTTAGCGTGGAGTCAATGCGCTAGCCGGAAAATCCCTCTCGGCCCGATTGCAACCTATAAACGCTGGACGGAACTCGGGCGGCAAGTTCGAAAAGGGGAGAAAGCAATCGCTTTGATTATGCCGATCACAATTAAAAAAGAAAAAGAAAACAAAGAGGCGGATATATTCCAGACTTTCGCGCTTAAAAACAATTGGTTTGTTTTGTCTCAAACCGACGGGGCAGATTATGTCAATGAAACGGTAACCCCGGAATGGAATAAAACCCTCGCCTTGTCGGTGTTGGATATCTCGGAAGTCCCTTTCTCTTTGTCTGATGGCAACTGCCAAGGGTATGCAAGCGGCAGGACGATCGCCATTAATCCGGTCGCGGCTTTGCCGCATAAAACCCGGTTTCATGAACTAGCGCATATTGTATTAGGTCATACGGAAGAATCCGCAATGCATGATTCCGAGCGTACGCCCCGAGATATCAGAGAAGTTGAGGCCGAATCTGTCGCCTTTATTTGTTGCGCTTTGCTTGACCTTCCCGGCCTTGCTGAATCCCGGGGCTATGTCCAAGCATGGGCGCGTGATACCGCTATCAGTGACAAAACCGCGCAACGTATTTTCGGTGCGGCAGAAAAGATTCTTAAAGCCGGGAGGCAGTCATGATTGATCGGACACCTAACCTATCCCACTCGGACATACACCAAGCCGCGCACACAATGGACAAGATAGGGGGAGGCTTTGCTATGTGCATAGCACAAGCTTATTTCCGCGCAGACCAACAAAACCGCGAGCGGCTTTTATATGCTTTCGGGGATTTATTCGAGCGTTATCACGTCATCAACGGAGGGAAATAAATGAAAACCGCAGAATTGACCGGGTACGTATTGGATCGCGCTGTAATGCGATGCGAGGGACTGTCTAAATGGCTACACGGGCGGATTAAATATAGCTCCGACTGGGCAGAAGCTGGGCCGATAATTGAGCGAGAGGAAATCAGCACAAGCCGCGAGTTTGCATCCGGCTGTATTGAATGGGCCGCATGGACCCCTTCTTTTATCCGTGATGATGCCGATGCTTTTGGCTACGGACCAACGCCCCTGATAGCAGCAATGCGCTGCTATGTCGCAAGCAAACTAGGCGATGAAATTGATGTTCCGGTTGAATGGATGGAGGGTAAATAATGAAAGCGATTCTTACCAAGAAACTACCGGCAACCAACTATTTGCCGGACCGGGTACAGGCTACCGCTTCCGGGGTTCAATCGCTCGTCATCTCGTACTGGGCAGAAGATGATGCCCATGCCGCCGCCCTTGCCCTTGCTCGCCGGGAAGGATGGAAAGGGGAGCTTGCACGGGGAGGCTTACCAGATCAATCAGGCGAGGCTTTCGTCTTTATCGACAACCGTTACCCGCTGGAGGCTTGAGATGACATTTAACGCATGGATCAATCGCCCCCTTTACAGGGTTCACGTTACAACTTGGAATCAATTGCTTCGCTTGTTCAATCTTGACCATGACAAACCGCTGGCAACTCCCGGCAATCATCCGATTGCAGAATTTAGGATTCTGCCGAAATACCGCACGGTTCAATCGTTGAAACTCCGCAAGCTAGTAGCCGACAGAATGCGCTTGCTTCGCCGGGAACATGGAAGAAAAGCAACCGTTCAACGGGTGGAGGGGTAAACCATGAATTTTAAAATGAAAATATTCGTAAACGGTAAACATGCCGTGACGGAAACAAACCCAGAAAGCATTGCCTTCTGGAATCACCGAAAAAGAATCCGAGAATTGGACGGGGTACGAATTACTTTTGAAATAACCGGGGAAGTCCCGGAAAAACAAAAACGCGATCCGGTTTGGCTAACCGCTTACAACTGAGGGAATCATGGAAAGAAAAGAATATCTAACCGGACTGGCAGAGGATTTCGGAATTGATCCCGGGATTGTTTACATGATGGCCGATTTACTCGGCCCGTCTGAGGATTATGACGGGCTTATCTCTGCCCTTGAGGATTATTCGGAAGACCTATGATCTACGCTATCACCGACAAGACCCCGGAATACTTGAAAGCTATCTATCCCGCGCCCGTTGAACTCGTGAACACCGCTCAGGAAGTACCGGCCGGGGTGAACTTCATAAAGTGGGAGCGAGGCTTTAAAGTCTATAAACAAACCCGGGAGAAGATACCTATCCCACTAGGCAGGTTCTCTAACGTGAATGAAGCACTGTTTCACGCTAGAAAATGACCACTGACAACCCATCTGACCGCCTCCGGGCGGTTTTTTTTCGCCCCTAGTACCCTACCCCTTGCCGTAGAAAATAATCGCTTAAACCCGTTTCCCCCGGAGCTTTCTGATGGGGGGGGGTGGATTCGTGTCGTTTTTGTAGGGAATCAGGGTGTAGACAGAAGAGGACAGAAGTCTACTGAATGACATTCTGTAGTCTTCTGTCTGACTACTGGTATCAGGGGTGTAGGGTCATAAAAATGTCGCGTTAAGCGCAAAAAAATTTTTGCGTTAATCAAAAAATGTCGCGTTAAGCAGCACGCTTTTCGTTTGCGTATCGTTGGGGCTCCACTACTTTTTATGGAGTCTGCCATGCCTAGAGTGAAGCGGTTCAACATTGACGCGACTGACTGGTTCGACCGTTTGCCGGACTCAGGTTTAATCCGGGAGTACTACGTACTCGCTCATAAAAAGAATCCATCCCCCTTAATCTTTGTGGGTAGCCAGACGTTTCGGCGATGGATCAAGCTGGGGATAGCGCCGCCCGCCGTTGTGATCGGCGGGACCAGAAGCTACCGCGTGGCAGATCTCAGGCGCTGGCTTAAAGGTGAATGGAAGTCAGAAGCGGTCTAGGTTCTCGTCGTAGGTTCCGCTGGTTTTGTTGTATCGGAGGGAGGTTTCTCCCTGAGTCCCGACCCAGCGGAATCTACATTTCCAGACTGCTATTTCTACTTCTGCCTCTTGTCGGTGT